TACGGTTCGGTTGAGGAACAACCCACGATCCACAAGGAAGCCCTTGGGCGCTTAGACGCCACAGGGCACCCCCGAAGCCGGACCGGGCAGCTCCCCCCCCACCCCACTTACCTCGACCCCACCAGCCGGTCGATGAGACCGGCCTCCCAGAAGTTGAACGGCCTGTCCGAAGGATCCCTGACATTCCAGATGGTCTCAAGGGGGTACTGACCCCAACTGGAAGGCAGGTGTCCGACTTCAAAGCCCGACTCCAACCGCTGTTGCTCCTCTACGGAAACTCCCCAGGATCGCTCAAAAGAGAGTCTGGAACTGAGCGACACAGGTTTCCAATGTGCCGCCGTCCAGCCATCGTCGCGGTCGACAATGCGTTGATACTCATAGTTGTCCAGGTCGGGTGCCCGCGGGTACCGCACCCCCCTGGTCTTTCTGAGCATAGCGTGGGCGAAAGCCTGCAAAACAGGAACGCCCTCCCCGAGAACCGCCTCGCAATAGGCAACAGCACGCAATACCCTAATGCCACCACGCATCTCCGAGTAATGCCTGTGTCCGGTGAACGCCATCGACAGGACCCGATAAGGGTCCCGGACCATCCGCCAAACCCCGTCCACGCACACTGGACGGCTGCGCCCGAAGTCGAGCAACTCGAGGTCTCCTGTTGCGTCGCCGATCGTCGCTTCAAACCCAGCCTTCAGGAAGGATACCGGCAGCTCTCGCCGCCAAAGGGGGAGGTCCCGGGCCCGGACGAAGACAACCGCGTTGTCCCCGTCCGCGAGGAAATCGAAGCCCGTTCCGCAAGCTTGTGCCACAGCCAACACGAGGGCAACCATGACCAACGAATTGCCCATGCCCGTGTTGTAATCGCCACTAGCTCTCACCCCTCTGGCACTGTATCTGACGCCGCTGCGAAACGAACCCACGAACTCAAGCTGCCACCGAAGTAGCTCCCTGAGGCGCGGGTCCGGACAGAGGCGCCGGTAGACACGGTGCTCTTCCCTCAAAACTGGGAGACTGAAGTGCGCCTCGAACGCCTTCCCGTCGACCTCGAACGCAACGAGGTCCGGCCTGGAAGTCATCTTACGCCTCAGGAGCTCCGCTCTCTCTCTTCCGTCCAGCCCCTTGGCAACCAAGCGGGTCCGCGTAAAGCAACGCCCCCAGCCCCGAAGGCCGGTGTAGAGACGTTGCTCAATCGGTTTCAGGAAAGCAGCCAGCTCGAGGTTATACCTGGGATCCCGGCCCATGATAACCCTCGGCTTGACGAGCCGACTCTCCAGCTTCTCAGCCTTGACAAAAGCGCGAACCCTGGCATCCCGAGGGGTGCAGAGCCCGTCCTCAACCAAGGACCGAGCAGCCAACCGATACCGCGTCCTCAGCCTACCACACCTGTAGGCCTCGGCAACCTCCTCATGGGAGAGGGGCAGCACAGGTAGCATCACCCTACCTAGAACCACCCTAGTTAAGCCCCGGAAACAGCGCCTCAAAGGCTCCAAATCCGTGGCCAC